AGGTAGCGGAAACCGTGTTAATATTACTCGTTAACGCAGCGGAGGTAGATGCTAAAGCAGTGCTAACACCTGCAATGCGAGCTTCTAAAGTAGAAGAAACATTAGCAATACTAGTGGCCATTGTAGCAGATACACCTGCAATTCTAGTTTCTAGTGTGGCGGATGTTCCTACACTAGCAAAAGCACCACCCGCAATAACAGAATTAATAGAAGTAATAGCGTCACTATTAACTGTAATGGCTGAAGCATTAGCAGCAATGGATGTCTGTGCTAAACCAATCTGTGTAGCATTAACTTGAGTTTGAGTGTTGGTAGCGGATAATCCTACAGATACTACATCAATATTACTTTGAAGGGCTGCAGAAGTGTTAGCAATAGTTGTTGCAATCTGCGCACGAAGAATAGCAGCAGTAGATACAGCAACTGCAGAGGTGATAATATTGTCACCGTCTACTGTAAGAGTGCTTCCTGCATTAATGGTTGTAGCACTGACTGTGCCTGCACGTAATGTACTTACGCTTACATCTTGAAAGGTAAGTGTACCAGCTGTTAGTACATCAGTTGTAATATTGGTTGCGCTTACCGTTGTAGCCCTTAAAGCGCTAGTCTGTATATTCTGTGGTTGAAAGGCTCCATTAATAGTTAAGTTACCGTTAACGCTTACATTGCCCGTAAAGGCTGCAGCTGATTCAGATAGCTTCAGTGGTGAGTTATTTCCACCCCCGTCTTGAACACGTCTAAGTGTGCTATCTATACCAGAGTTCTCTACACTGGCCGCAATAGTTAAGATATCTTTATATGTGTTGGCAATTAGCTTACCAGTAAAATCAGTCATTATACATTATTCCAACTTATGTTTACCAACTCCCACTGGTATATTGTGGTATATCTCTCTGTTGCTTTGTCCCAAGTAATTCCCCTGTCAATATTAGGGTCAGGTCTAGCATTCATTACATACTGACTTCTGTCTCGCATGTCAGGGACTTTGTTCTGCGCATGGTTGACTCTGTCATAGCTTCCATCCCAGTCAGAGGGACACACCCAGAGGTTAAAGCTATTCTTACGTAATCTACTACGTGGATAAGCAAACCCACAAATATCACATTCAGCTTGTACATGTTTTCCTCTAGCCATTTGTTACGGTCCTGGATATGGTGGAAGCCAAGAAGATACAGGCACTGCCGAAACAAGTGACGGAACCTGTGGTCTAGGGTCTTTAACAACATAGTCATCCGTTACCCTGGCAATTCTATTCTGGGGATGATTCTTCTGGTCAAACTTACCTTCGTAATCTGAAGGGCAAACCATCATCCCATAACTATTCTTCTTTAAAGTTCTTAGCTCGTATCTGAATCCGCAGATGTCGCAAAGACCTAATGCTTTAGTTGCACCCATGTCACTACCTCAGACGAGGAAGAATGTACATGCTGGCACGTTCTTTATCCTCTTCCTGCGCTCTCATAAGTCTATCTTCATACTCGCCCTTAATCATCTGGATGCGACCTGCATCTACACCTGGACGTTTCATTGACATAAAGTAAGCAGTACCTGCAGTTAAGCAAGGATAGAACCTACGAGAGATGTCAGCAGTCTGGGAAGACTTAGATACATCTTGGAAATACTTTACAGTTTCAAACTTAATTGCATCTGTGCTATTCTCTGGGATAGGCCACAGGAAGACACGAGACTGGTCACGCTCTCTACGTACAGCAAACTGTGTAGGACGACCTGTCTGCCCCTTACGAGGGACTTTGAGGTACTCTTCCATACTGATGCGTTCTAGCTGTAAGTCGATGTTATCACGGTTAACCACAGCCTCCAGAACGTCAATGTTCTCTTCTCCCAATACATAGGAGGTAACGCTGGTTGTAACGTTAACAGCAGTGGTGCCAATTGTCCACAACTGAATGCCACGGTTCTGCCAGTCTTGTAGAAGCAGGTTAATAGAACGACGAGCAGACTTAGGCTCGTTACCAAGTGTAGCCTCACCTCCAATCATTTCTAGGGCTTCTTCAATTACTTCGTCAATATCCATTGAGAAGGTATATGTACCTGACGTTGCCATTCATGTTCTCCTTTAGTATAGCCTATTATGGCCAGATTGTTTGCGGTCAGCCTTTAAGCCAGCTGTCTGGTCTGTGCCTCTTGGACTAGCAGAACCAGTAGAGTTTCTTTTGCGACCACCTACCTTTCTTCCAGGCTTGCTTACCTGTTGGCTGACCGCAGACCTACTTATCGCCATCCTTAAGTTTTCTTTCTGTTCTTGCTACCAAGACCGAAAGTCTGTTTTTGACTCGAAGGAGGACGCTTAGTACTTTTACCTTTACCAGCCCAAAAGACTTTGTCAGCCCAGTAAGCAGCTGAAGTCTTGCCTCTAGCAATGTTCTTTCCATGCCTTGCTTTAAAGTTTGAACGAGCTTCTTTGCTGTAGTTGTGGCCCATTCCTTGAGCGCCGAAACGAATTGTTTTAAGTTTTCCATTGTCTCCCCTTACGGCCACTACAGCCTTTTTGCTTGGATGGCTTGGCGTCATCTTAGGTTTGTTTAAACCTTTGAGGCCAAGTTTCTTTAATCTATTTTTTTCTGCGTCTGTTAATGCCATTGTATTAGTATAACCTATTATGTCCTGAGATGGAACCACCTTTTGCAGCGTTTCTTACTTTAGCTGTTTTCTTAGCTATAGCTTTAGGCTGCTTAACGAACTGTTTTCCTTCTGCTCGTCCTTTTCTTTTAGCTGCCGTAGTCTTCGCATACTCTGCTTTTGTGAGTTTAGCCCTCGCCTTTTTTGGTAAGTACCTTTCACCTGTGGCCTTCGCCCCCTGCGTACTTGGCTTACCACTCTTGGTTCCCCATTCTTCTTTTGTCCATTTGCTTAATGATTTTTGTTTCTTTCCTTTACCGCCCCTGTAACCACCGCCTGCTTTTTTATAAGCAGCTGCAGCTAACTGAGCTTTACGTGCAGACCATTGACCAGCTTTACCGCCTTTTGTACCCGCCTTAATTCGAGCAACAATACGTTTGCGTAGTTCTGGCTTTGTATACTTGACATCAGACATTACTTTTTCTTCTTACCACCACGGTTATCTGAAAGCTGTTCTTCAATGTACTTCATACGCTCTTCGTGTTCTTTTTTAATTTCCTGCTGGTAGTCGTAAGCTCTCATGCCTTGTTCTTTTGTGCCACGATTACCCTTAACAGTTTCTGTTACAGACCCACCTTCTTGGTAGTATCCCATACTGTTACGAACAGCGGTAGGAAGCTTGGCAAGACCTTTATTCTTCTTTGGTACTTCTTTCATTACTTCATTGCCTTCCCATATCCACGGGTTGCACAGCCTACGCCTTTAGGCTTGCCTACCTTACCACCCTTTTTTCTTTTAACTCCTTTGTCCATGCCGCCACCAACAGTGAAACCGCTCTTCTTTTTTCTTTCAGTTTTAACGTTGCCGCCATAGGCTTTTTTTCTAACATCACGTGATACTCTAGCATCTTTGACTTTTTTCTTACCTGCTTTAGCCATTCCAGCATCAGATAAGTCTTCTGCAATATTTGAACGTGCATTAAGATTCCTAAGATACCTATCTTTTTGGTTTTTAGTCATAGAGTCAAACTCTTTTGGCAGTGTATGAACCTCACCAGTTTCTTTAGAATAAACTTCTTTTTTTGGTTTAGCTTTACCTTTAGGTTTATCAGCTGAAGTTTTTGCAAGACTAACAGGCACGTTCTTTCTTTGTGTCTGAGAACTCCTAACATCTCTTGTTCTACTACGCCGAGCGCCTTCATTGTCCATTTTCTTTGCAGCTTTTGCAGCCTCGTTTCTTTCTGCCTTTGATAAAGTTTTATCTTTAGAACGGCGCTCAAGTTCAACCAAGGCTTCTGCTCTTTTTTTGGTTCCCTTTGTGCGTTGTAGCTGAAGAAAGCTTTGGTCCTTAGCCGCCGTTACCTTACCTGTTCTGTTAGAAACAATATCTTTTTCTTGTTGCCGAGCAACTCTGGTACTTCCTTTAGTTGTAGGGTCTAGTCTAGCCCCTTCAACATCAGCTGGATTTTTGGGTATAGGCTTAACAACTATTCCTTTTTCTTTCATTCTAGCTGCTTTTCTTTTAGCCCTTAATTCTTGAGCTTTTCTCGTAAGGGTTTTTGTAACTGCTTTTTTCTCAGCTGCTTTCTTAGCTGCAGCTTTAGTTGCAGCTTTAGTTGCAGGAGTTGTTTTTGTTGCTATTGCTTTAAACATTTTATTTAGTTCCTTTCATTGCCTTACCGTACCCACGGGTTGCACAGCCGACACCACGAGGCTTACTTACTTTACCGCCCTTTTTGCGGCCAATCATTTTCATTCTATCATCAACAGTCATTGGAGCATCACCCTCACCTCTCATAAGTCTGGAGGCTTGGCTTGCTTCATATTCAAACATAGGGTCGGGAGAAGAACCACGCTGTGCGCCTCTACTTCCTACATCACGTCCGCCTCCCTGACGAGCCTCACGAGACATACGTGCTTCGAATGCTTCTGAAGACTCACGACCCTCCGTAAGCTTGCGAGCCTTACGTCTTTTCTTAGGGTCAGTAGCTTCCTTAATGCGCTTACGACGAGAACTAACTGTACGGCCCTTCAACTCTTCTGCCATTTCTTTATCAAGCTTGGCTTGAGCTTCTTTGCTTACTACACGTTTAACCCTAACAGGCTTCTTAGGCTTAACTTCTTTTAGTTTCTTACGCTTAGCTTCAGAACGCTTAAAGGCAGCAGTTGCCTTTTCTTGTTTAGTCATTTTCTGTTTCTTAATAGACCCCGCAGCACCTGCTTTTTTAGCAATTTTTTTATCTTTTTCTTTTTTAAGTTTATCAGCCATACGACGAAGTTCTTGGGAAACTGCTCTTTTGCCAAATGTTTTTTCAGCAGCGGCCCTTGTCCCACTTTTAAGAGCTTCTTTAATCTGTGCAGCCTTGCTTATAACGCTTACCATTATTAGTTTCCTCCTGGAGTTAGTGTGTTGTCACCGCCTGCTGGGGAAGAGTTATCTTCCATGTCGTCACGGCGTGTTCTTCTAGCTTGATTTCTCAGTAAGTCCATTGCATTTTTATGTTGTTCTTGATACACAGAGGTAACAGAAAAGTTTTTCATAAAGTTTGTAGCCTCAACCATGCAACCATAAAACAATGCGTCATAACATTCGTCTGAAAAATAATTGTTTTGATTCAAACTGGTTAAAGCATCTGGTTTAACTGTGTACACAATAGAGCCACCATAAGTAGCGCTTGCAGTAGGAGCAAAAAGAATTTGACTATTGGTTTTTCTGGCATAATACTTAGGAGTTCCTGTACTAGCGCTTACAGGCCAGTAGTCATTAATAAATTCGTCTGTTCTTTGAAGGAGGGCAATCTTAGTGCCTGCATCTTTAAGGTGAATGTTTTTAATAACCTTTGTTCCTGTAGGCAATTCAAATATATTCTTACCTGCAGAAAGGGCAACTGACGTAGCAGTTACAAGCCCGTAGTCATCTAGGGCTTTTATCATTCTATCTTCAACACGATTGACCATCTTGGGAATGTAGGCAACAAACTCAGTGCCATCGTTCTCAGATGCCTCAATAATATCGTTTACAAGGTATGTGTAATTAGCCATAATAAATTGTTACCGTTGAACCTGCTGTAGGACATTGCACAATAACAGTACCACCCATACGAACACCTGTGTCTGTAAGGTAGGCCTCTGTTACATCTGAATTAGTTGTATTGGTAAATTTAATGATACCGCCATTTGAGTTTCCAAAAGCATCTACGGATGTACCAGTGATAGTAAACTCACCTACACCCTGTGCATGGACGCCTCTAATGCGTGTACCCTTTAGCGCTACACCGCTAACTGTGTCTACAGCGGTGTTAACCAGTGTAGTATTGCAAGTAACATATGCTACCCTAAGATTTGCCGACATGATTCGCTCCTGTATAATAAACTTCGATGTGCCTATTATACTAAAAAAGGGCGTAGGATACAACTCCCACGCCCTTCTATTTTTTAGTCTATCAGTAGACTAGTGACTAGGCACCAGCGTTACCGAAGAAACCTCTCCAGTCTGACCAACCAAAGCTATAACGCTCACGAGCTTTAAAGCGAAGGTTACCAGTGTCGAAGTCTGGTTCCATCTTAGTCTGAAGCGGCGAACGTACGAACATTTTCGCACCATTCGGGCAATCAGTCTTGATGAAGAAAGCATTCGTATCGGTGAATCTACGGTTCACGTAGAAGCCGCCAGGGACAAGTCCTTGGTTACGGATGCTGTTGATGTCATTCGTATTTGTTACACCCGAATCGGAAACGATTGTGGTGGACAAAGCAGAGTTCAGAATCTGGTCTGCAGTGAATGCGAGGTCCGAAGGAATGTGCAGGCTTTCGGCTTGCGCACCAATTAGGATACCACGGTCATCTTTGATTTTCGAGATGCTAATCAAAGCAGTCTCAAGCGATGCTTCCGAAAGGTCAGCAGCGGCCAGCAAGTTGCTTTGGTCGCCATCGCCAATCGTTGCGTGCGAAGCCGAGAACAATGCGTCCCCGTCACCACCTGCATAAGCAGCGTTAAAGCCGTTGTTGAATACATCAGCAGCTTTTACTTGTTTGGTGTTTGCCATTGCACGGGCCAGACCTTTGGCACGTAGTTTAGCAAACGTATCATACAAGTTATCTTCCATTGCTTCTTCTGTGATGGCAAAGCCAAGAGCAACAGTCTCGTGTGTGTAACGAGCAGTGTAGCTTTCTTGAGCATCGTCATACGATACAGCAGCGCCTTCACCTTTTACAGGTGCCGAGCCGAAGCCTGTGAAGAGAACTTCTTCTTCAAATGCACGGTCTGAATTTTCAACATCAAACAACGGTGCGTGTTCATCGGATACTTCTCCATACTCAACGCCAAATACAGCGTTCAGACCTGGGAGTAGCTCTTTGGAAATACTTCCTCTATTAATAGCCATTTCTAATTATCTCCCTTAGTTGGTTACCGTAACTGGTGTAGTTACCAGTACGTTAATGAAGTTCTGTTGGCTAACAGCACCCATTTGGACTTCCAAACGAGTGTATGGGTCGCCAACAGCGTTACCTGGCTCATCGACAACGCCGATAACACGGAACAGGCCAGCAGCCGAAGTTCCGACACTACCTGCAGTGGTTAGAGCCGTGATTGTGGAACGACCAGTGAAGGTAGAACCAGCAGCAATATTCGAAGCTGCTACGTTTTTACCAACGATACCAGCAGCAACGGTTGTGTCCGAGCTAATGATATAGGTTTGACTTGGGTCGTCGTTTACCAAACCGACAATATCGGAAGCCGATACGCCAGAGTAGTAAGGTTTAAAGTATTGCTCCCCGTCTGCTACGTAACTGCAGCCTTGGAATGTACCAATAGGCATTTCAGTCGAAGTAACGAGTGGAACTAGCGAGCCGCCAGACAAGCGTACAGGAGTACCTGTATACATTGCACCAGCACCAGAAGCGATTGGGTACGAAGTTGCACCACTGCTCTGAGGCGAGTTACCACGAACACGGGAAGGAGTGATACCAGTAATTAGTTTAGTAGTCATTTTATTAATCTCCTAAGTTGTGAATCATGTAGCCAGACTCTGTAGCACCTTGTTCTTAATCAAAAGAGGGTGTACGTCCTCTGGTTACGTTTGTTTTACTAGAGTTTCGAACAGGCATTTTTTTGTCACTTGCGTTTTCAAGTTGCGAGTTAACAGCATCCACCATATCAGCAGAGGCCCCTTCGAAATGACGTTGCCGTGCTTCTGCACGTTTGATGGGCATTTTGGCAAGAGCCAAGTCCCCACGGCAAACAGTACCGCTATAACGACCTTCATCTCTAACCATAGAGGTGTGGCCTAGTTCAGGTACTTCGTCGAGAGAAACAAACTCCCAGCCTTCAGCTAATCGCTTACCAACATTTGTATAATCGTCTTTACCTTTAAGGGAGATGCGTATCCAACGTAGTTTCATTCCTTGTTCGTCAAATCTATTGTTAACAAACTGTGGAATATCTAAAAGGTTCGGTTCGACATATTCGTAGTCTTCTGTTTCTCTTGTTTCCAGTTCACGAGACTGGGATTCACGTGTGGTATTTCGTGCCATAAGTATATGTATCCTTTCGCAGCTATCTGTTAATTGTTGTATATTCGCCATCACCAGCTGATTCTACTTTCAGCTTTTCGGCGGCATACTGTTCAAGTGTAATTCCCCACTTTTGTGCGAGTCGTACGTCTTCTTGAGAGAGTTTAACTTTCTTATTAGACGGGGATGCTGAAGTGTGCGAGGCTCCAGCTACTACTTGAGAAGCCGTTGACGTGGGCTTCGTACGTGGTTTCTCCGCTTCTGTTTCTTCTGAAGCTTTGCGGAATTTATAAGGGAAAGCAGTAGCCATTCGGCCAGAGATTTCCTCGTAATAATCGTCATCAGACGGGTCAAAGCCTTCGTCCTGAAGTTGATTATCAATTTCTAAAGCAGCTGCAGTCATCACACGGTCTGTATTAAACCATTCGTTTTCAGCTGCCCACTTGTGTGCCTTTTCTTCGGCCACCCCAGGATTTGAAGACGGTGCTGGCGCTGCTGCTTGTTGTTCAGCTTCGTCGAATGTTGTTGGTTTAAACGACTCAGCTTCTTGTTTAAAGTTTTTAATGTTATAACTATCTTGCTGCGCATTAGTAAGTGATTCTTGCGCTTGTAAGATTCTATCTGATTCCCCGCTGTCCAGTGCTTCTTTATAGGCACTCTTAGCAAGTTCAATTCTTTCGGTAACTTGACGCTCATTAGATTCTACGTTTGTGTTCAGAAGAGTACCGTATTCTTCTTCACGCTGCTGCAGTTTAACCTGCATGTCTTTTTGAGCTTGTAGCAGTTCTTCAATCTGAGCTTCACGTTCCTTCTTCTGTTTTACCAGCTGACGGATACGCTTCTGTGCGCCCGATGTTTCTGCTTCTTTAGCTGGTGCTTCCTCTTCCACTTCTGCGGTGGTAGTGGCCTCTTCAGCTTCTACTTCTGGGGTTGGAGCAGGTTCTTCCTGCTTCTCAACTTCTACTTCTGGTGCAGCAGATACAACTTCTTCTTCTGCGCCTTCAATTTCAATTTCAATTTTATCGGGGGATTCACCCTTTTCAGGTGTAATAGTAGACCATTCAGTCTCTGCCATTTGTACTTCTCCTGTTTAACGTCCTCAGCGAACTTAGACGAATAACGCTGATGTGATATATTATATAGTATAAGTTACCGTGTCACAATAGCAACACGTTAAATTAGTTTGATAGATTAAATGTTGGGTCTAAATCTTTAGGGCTTTCAACTACCATTTTAACATCGTCGTCAAAAATAAGTAGTAGCTGTACACCCTTGTATAGGAATTTATTCCCTGCGTGTTTACCGTAACACACATAGTCTCCTTCTTTACACCAAGGAGTATCGCCAAACTTGCTGTCTTGATAGGCGGCGCTGCCTACCTTAAGTACACGGCCAACTGTTGTAAGATAAGCCATGTCCGATTTGGTTGAGTCAGGAAGAATAATACCTCCCTTTGTCTTTTCTTTAATAGACAGTGGACGGACAAGTACAGTGTAGCCTGGAACTTCTGGTAATGGTGTTGGGTCAGGTACATCGTCATTTGTAATCCACTCGTCATTTTTAATAGCATTAGATGCTGCTTGCATTAATCTAGTCCTCTTCTATGTATTTAGTTAGATAGTCTTTAATAATACCAATTGATTTCTCAATCCCTGCAATATTACCTACCACCTCCTTATACATAGGATAGTCTGAAGCTGTCCCATATGCAAGCGAATTTTTCAATCCTTCAATTTCTTTTTGAAGTTCTTTAATTA